TACATCTGGAGCGAAATCAGTGTCTAATAAAGCAGACCTACCATCAAGGGCTTTACAGGCAGAACATGCGGTATAATTAGCTAACCATCTTTTCTTATCTAATCCAGCTTTTCTGTACATTTGAATAGCAGCAGCTGTATGTGCTTTTCTCAATTCAGTTCGGGCAATAATATTTGCTCTTGAATCATAAGCACTTTTCATAATATCATGAACCCTTTGTTTTAATTGAGTTTCATTTTCTCCAGCCGCCAATCCTTTTCGTAAACTCTTTCTTATTCTCATATTTGTTGTATTATTAATTTCCTTGGCAAGATTTCTGGCATATTCTCTTACATATCCTTTCATTTCCATACTATCCCAATCAATAGTTGGAATAGCTTGAGGAAGTTGATTTTGAACCATATCTGCACTTGCTTTCATAACCCTTCTTAAATTTGGTTCAAGGGCTTTAGCAAAATCATCCTGCCACGTATATAATCTCATTCTTTTACCTTTGGGAAGAAATCCTTTCCAAGTATTATCTCTCATAAATGAAGTATTTTGTTTACTAAAATAATCTTGCATAGATAATCTAATACTTCGTTGAGTATCTCTTAATTTTCTAATATTTGTTTGGGTAGATGCCTTCCATAAGAAATCATCTATTTGTTTAATAAGTAATGTATCTTTCATTTAAATAAAATGTGCCTTTCTCCCTGTCTTAATTTCATATTCTTTCGCTTGTTTCTTTCGTGCTAACATTTGCTTTCCGCTTTCGGTTGTTCTAGCCTTTACCTGACTTTGTTTTTGACATCCTTTAAATTCAGCGAGATATTTATCAAAAAAATCTCTTCTAGGTTTATCTAAAAATAATTTTCCCTTTCTTGCATGTGTTGGGTATTGAGCTTCTTGAATTCTCGATTGGGTACAATAAGCCACAAAGGATTCAGCAAAATCTTCACCAAGATTCTGTCGCGCATAGCTTGTAGGAGAAGTATTTTTATACTTATCATGAATATCCCTCCAAAAAGCCAACGGCGAAGCTTTCTTTTGGGCTTCTTCTGCACTATGATATTCATAACCCAATTTATGATAAATATGATGCCCAACTTCGTGAATCAAGATTTCATCATATCTGTGCATTGGAAATCTAATTCCTTCATTTGAACGAGAAATCTGACTATCTCTCCAAGTTGGAAATATATTAATAGTTCCATGGTCATAATTTGCCAAGGTTGATTCTGCAATTCTTCCTGCTCTTCTACCAAAAAATTTCTTCGCAGACCTTCTTGACCGAATATTAACATTCAACCCAGATACTGAATAAGCAGGAAACTTATCTAAAACTTGAAAGGTTCGATGAATATTATAGTAATGCATCTTTTCTTGTAATTCTCTTTTATCTACAGTTACCCTTATTTTATTATGTTTATTTTCATAAACATCAGTATCTAATCCTTTTTGAACCCTCTTAAAGGTACCAAGATTTACATTTGCTAATTCTGGGATTGGGTTAAGGCTTCGTTTTCGATGTTTCTTCCGTGGATACCTATCTGGATGAGCTCGCTTATATTGCGCCAAAAAAGCCTTATATTCTCTATTATAATATGGAACACGAGGACTTCTAGAATATTTATCAATATCGGGGTCGTGCTTTCTTTTTTCATCCTTCATACAACCATAAAAAGCATTCCAAGCTTGATAAGAATTCGGTTTATTTTTAATGCATTCATTAGCATACCATTTTACCAATGCGGGAGAAGCCCCAGTTCGTTCAGCAAATTTATTAGTAAGAAGACTAAAGGTCATTATAGGTTCTTTCTTTTTCACAACTTCCTTAAAATATTGGGCTGGAATAGTATATTCTTCCTCATAAGGGCCCCATTCTTTTAATTTAAGGGCTGGTACAATAACTTCGTTACCTTCTTTATCTGGCCATTTTGTTTCAACAAAATCTTTTACAACACCGCGAACATAATAAGGTGGTAGATTACCACAATCCATTATAACTCTATCCCCTCTACCACAAGGCCAATCCATATCTGGAAAATGGGGTGCGTTTGGAGCTATTGGTTTTTCTTTCTTTGGGCCTCTCTTCTTAGTTTCATAATACATACCACCATGCTTTCCATGGATAAGTTTAGCTCCCTTGGGAATAGCATTAGGGTCTTTTACGTAAATTCTTGCCTTTATGAAACTGTCAATTTGAGTTATAACGTCCATTACTTCCGTTTATTTTCTAAAAACTTTTCAGCATCACTAGCTGTTTCTTTTTGAATTGCTTCCTCCTCTCGTGCTTTTCGTATTAATAATTTTTGTAAATTCATATCAAATATGTAAGCTTGAAAAATAAAATTTCTAAATAATTCTAAAGGCATAGCAATAGCACCAGTGTCAAACATGAGCACTACGGTGTTTAAGCTTGAATCATAAGTAAATCCTAAAAATCTAACTTCATGTAAATCATCATCATTAGACAACATAATTACCTCCTAACTTTTGGTAACTTATATTTCTTGTTTGTCCGCATCTTATAAAGAACTTCAAATCTACTTTCTTGATTAACAGGAGATTCACAAAGGGTAACTTCGTAAAGGTCAAGTAAATCAATCTTATAAAAACTTTTACCATCTTCATATACTAAATGCTTATCTCGTGCATTTCCAGCAATACTAAAAGACCTAATATTACCTCTAATAATTTCATCCTTTACCTTATCCGCAATCTCCAAGTCATCCCTTAATTTACAAACTACAAACCATCCTTTATCATTAACTCTTGTTCTATGTACTTTACCATTCTCTGGGTTCTTCCAATAAGGAAGTACCACTCCAACTTGTACATCCGAATGAAATACGTTTACGTTTCTATATTGTGGATTTGCCATAAATCGGGGTACCGCTTCTCTCAAAGCATCGACTGTAATCTTATGCCCTTCCTTATCGATTACCTCAACACTTGCATACCCAGCAATCACAAAGTCTCTTCTCAACTCAGCTTTTGATAATATTTCAATCCCACCGTGTAACTCAACTAATTTTTCTTGAGCACTTGGGTCTTGAAGTAAAATTAATCTATCCCCACGAGTTGTTTCAATGTCTTTTGTCTTCGCTGCCAATTCATCAAGAATTGGATATATTCTTTCTTGGTGAAGAATATGAGCATATCGGTCAATATTTAGAACTTTGGCCAATCTATCGGAAGTATCTTTTCTTAGATATTCAGGTACCAGATTGTGAAGCTTTTCAAGTTCTTTATCACTAAAACTCAAACCTTGCAAAGCAAGCTTTTCATAACCTTTTAGAAATCTTTTAATTCGGAGTTTATCCAATGATTTTTTGATGCCCATTCTTTCTTCGGCATCCTTATTTTCGACACCTTCCCAAGTATCTTTAACTCTTGATTTTTGAAGATGATTTTCAAATTGTTGTTGAATATAAGTTCTCGCATCTCTGTCTTTTGAAAATGCTAACTTTTTATTTGCAGTTCTAACCATCCATCTTCCGTCTGCGAGTTCAATTAAATCATATATAATATTTCCACGTTGATATCTTTCATTATCTCCACCCAATTCAATTCTCTTTACCCCTAGAACTTCATGCCACGGTTCCTCTCTAGGCCCATACATCGCTGAATCTTCTTCAGCTGTCTTGGCTCCCAACTTTGGCATCTTCATTCCTTCTCGATGTTTTTGGTTTTCAGGATGGCAATATTCAGCTCCTTCATGCCGATGATATCCTGGTGGACATTCCTTTTTACTTCTACCACTGCCCTTTCCACCTTTCTCCAAATCATCAGATTCCCAGAATGGAGCACCAGGACTTCCTTGTGTATAAATCGGAGTTCTTACATGTTTATCTGAATCAGATACTTCTTCTGGGTCAATTCTTTCAACTTCAGTTTTTAATTCTTCTGGTAACTGGTCTTCGGTTGAATATGTTTCTCCTAAGAAGAAATCTCCATGTTGGTCTAATATTTCAGAACCTACCCTTAAATCAGCATTTCTATCTTGCTTTACTGGTTTTAACCATGGCATGTGCGGTAGTCTTCTCTTGGCATCCACATCTTTACCAACCCTTATATCTGTTCCTTGATTCATTTCATTTGAAGATGTTGGAATTATACTAAATACATGATTTGGTGGGTCAAGTTTCTGCAAAGATTTATTCTCAAGAACTGCATCTATATATTCATTAATATCTACAAGCAAATCAAGCTCATCAGGCTTTAATTTATCCCCACGATTCCGTTGTGCTATTAATTTGGTAATACTCTTATTAATCTTTACCATTGCCAAATAACGCTTCAGATACTTCTTGGAAAACTTTCTTTCTTTCTGGAGAGAATTGTTGTTGAGCTTCATCTGGAAGCTCTTTTATTCTTTTTCTCCATTCTCTTCGGAATTGATTTCTATATGTATCTGTTGCGGTTCTCAACCTCCATTTTAAAAATCTCGCAATATTTATAACATCATCGTCATCCAAATCTGGATACTTATCTGGATTTATCATCATGTCATGAATTCTATCTACAGTTGCTGCATAACCTTTTTTGCCAATCTTTTGCATATGCTCTCTACCATATTTACTAGCAGTGGCTATTCCACCTCTCTTTCCTCTCTCCGCAGGCGTTAGATAAGGTGGAATATAAAATCTACCACCAAGAGGCCCCGTTTGAACAGTAACTCCTTCTGGTGCTTTCTCTCCTGGTTTCAAATATGTCTTTGCTTTTTCAAATAACATCTTTTGTAAATATCTATTAATATGAACATGTAACCCTGGTAAAGAAAACTCGTCCTTACCACTAACATCGATACCAAAATCTTCAGCAAACTTGGCCATTTTCTCCTGCCCCATATCAAATAACCTTGCCATCTTTTGGGCATTTTCATTTTGTTGAACATAAACATGAAGTCCTTCTTCTTTATTAAACTGAACTTTTTTCATCTCCCCAATCAACATCGGGATTGTTACCTTTGGTGTAAATAAACCTTGGTTTTCTCAATAGGTTCGTTTTCTTCAACTACTTGAACTCCTTGTGGAGTCTTTTCATTTGGTTTTACATAAATTCGTGATTTTAAAAAAGTATCTAAATCCTTATTTATTGCTTTTAATGCCTCCACATCATGTTGTCTTCCTAATGAATCCAGCAAAGGCATAATAACAGCATTTTGGTCAACTACCTTGTCTCTGAAAGCAGTAAGGTCTTCGGACATTCCAACATCATCTTTGGTTTCGTCCATAATTCTTTGTATTTCTTTATAATACTTCTCCAAAGCATCGGTTACATTATAAAACGGATGAATCACTCCATCAACCACTACCTTATATTCGCCGTTTAGTAATTGTAGGTCAACTGAATGTTCATCCGTCTCAAAATGCGCAACAATTACCCTCTCAACTTCATCGGCTTTCCGAACTGAAATAGGTAATTGTACTCTATATTTTCTTTTTTTACTCTCGACTTCTTTTGGTTTTGGGTCTTCCTGAATATCCTTACTGGCATCAGGTCTTGATTCCCCCAAATCATCTGAAGAAGCAGGTAAAGCTTCTCCCATATTGCCAGGAATAAAATCTTCTTTGTCAAATTCTTCAACATCACCTAAAACTCGTTGCTGTACAGCGGTATTCATTTTAGGTGGTTTTGGTAATTTGATTCTTTTTTCAGCTGTTTTCATTTTTTATAGAGAGAACTTAGAAGTTCATCTGCTATCCTCCCTATTATAACGTTTCTGTTGTTTCTCTTGGTTCCAAAGACTCTGGATTTACACCAGTTCCGCTTTCGATATCAGCTTCGCCCTTTTCCCCTTTTGGGTCAACCATTTTTGCAGTATGTTCGCTGTTGGTAGCAATGCTTTGCATCAGTTCATCATATTTACCACTTGATTCTAATTCCCTTACAGTAGCTCCTAGAACCTGCAAAACTTTTTCTCCTAACTTTTCTTCCAAATCCTCTTGCGAATCAAATTCATCATTTTCCATTTTCTCCATCATACCAAGTACCTTACTACCAAGCAATGCGGCTCCTCCGCCTAACAAACCTGCGGCAAGAGGGCCAAGCTTCTCAACTGGTTCCCCTTCTTGTTCATCATCTTCTTGTTGAGCCATTGGTTGACCACCAGTTTGGTCTAACAATCTACCTGTTTCTGCTTTCGCAGCTTTCTTTGAAGAAATATAACTTGCTCCACCACCAGCAAGACCTGGCCCTAAGAATTTTTGCATAACTTCGCTTTTTTGTAAATCTTCTTCAGGCATTTGTTGAGCAGCTCTCATCAGAGCAGGAGTAGCAAGCAAACCAGCACCAATTTGTACATCTTCACTACCAGTTTCATCATCTTCATCTTGCATTCCTAAAACCTTACTGCCAACCATGGCAGCACCACCGCCCAATAATCCAGCAGCTAACGGCCCAATTTTTTCGACAGGCTCATTAGTTTCTTCGACTGGAACTTGCTCTTCTTCGATTTCGTCTTGCTTATTAACTAAAGCATCTATACCTTCAACAACGGCTTGAGCTTTCTTGATTTTTTTCTTTGCTGCTTGTCCACCAGCAACATAACCAGTTGCTGCTGGAACAACTTTAGAAGCCACCCCTGCTACAGCAGGCCAAATCTTTTCAACAGGTTCATCATCTTCTTCTTGTTTCGTAGTAGCCATTCCTCTTTCTTGAAATGCTTCTCGAACACCAGCGGCTGAACCTTTCTTACCACCGACATAACCACCAACTCCACCAGTCACTGCCCCTAAGATTTTAGTAACGGCTTCGCCTTTTTCAAGGGCAGTATCGATAGATTTCAAGACGCTCTTTTCAGCCTTTTGAACCTCTTTTGACTTTTGTACCATTAATCATACAACCTCCCTTTAAGTCCTATGCTTCCCCGTCCTTCAAGAGAATTTCATCTCTAAATCCATATATCTCAGCGCAAATAAGTTTTCTTGAACTTCGATATGCCTTATCTTCCAATCCTAGACTCTCTAAAATAGCAAGAATTTTTCCTACTAAATGAGAAACGACTTTATTAATTTCGTCCTCTGTTTTATCATCAGGCTTAATAGCCGATAACCCCTCATTAAAAACCTGCATATGTCTATTCACTAATGACGTTGCAGCTTCTCTTCTATCTTCTTCCACCAACGGAACTGTTATTAAACTGACTAATCGTTTTTCCAATTCCTCAATTAAATCGTCTTTTGTAATCTCTTCTGTCAACTTGACACCTCCTATGCTTTAAATGCTGATTTAACATTTTTTTCTATGTTGCCTATTAAGTCTTCAATACTGACTTCTACGGCATCTTTCAAATATGGTACCGCTGGTCTTTTCTTTATCTTATCAATAACCCTGAAAGAACCGTCTATCGGGATTACTCTTTTATTAACATATCTAGCAGTATGACCAGTAACCATAGTTGGTTTTCCACTTCTGCTTTTCCTCATATGAGGTTTAACATAAACAGTTTGAACCCCTCTGATAGGAACATCTTTTGGAATTCCTTCTCCGACCACTCTTGCGTGGGGAGCTGTAAATACTATTTCAAAACCAGAACCAGCGTCTCGAACTTTTCCACTTCGTAATAATTCTCCAGTTCTTACTGGACAACCAGCTTGTGCTCGTTCAAGAATTGTGTAAGATGTTTCTTCAACAGCATCTTTTATTGCTTTTTTAAGTTTTGCCCTGGTTTGTATATCCATTTTTATTATAAAGGATTATGGCATAATATCAAAATCAACATCGCTGATTCTTTCACGCTTACCAAGTGCCCATTGTAGGGCATGCTTAACTAAGCATAAACGACAACCTGACGATGCTGCAATCATACCACAAGCCTTTCCATCATCAATTACTTCAATTTCTTCAATCTTTTTTTCTATTCTCCGTTTAATACTTCTTGAATCTCCTTCTGGCATTCTAAATCCTCCTCTAGTGTTGGTGACATTTCTACGTGTTCATAACCACAATATAGACAATATATTCGTGTTCCTTCTTCAAACAATCGCGGATGATATATATTACCTCTCCACTGCTTTATGCACTTAAAACAAGTTTTAACACTTTTCATCTTCCTTATTTAGCAACTCGGCCGCCAATCTCATATCAGCAAAAGGAATCATTTTAAATTCGTTCGGATACAAAATAACAGCTGGAGAATTTATATTTACACCCCAGAATCCATTTCCCATGGCATAACTATCCCAAGTCTTATATGTTCCTGTTTTAATAGCAATCTTTTCTCGTCCATGTCCCTTAAAAGGTTCTATCGCCGAAACATGTCCATGCTCTCCGACTCCAATATCAAAATCCTTGATTCCAGTTCGCCAAGTTTGCTTTACTCCATGCGTTGGATTAGATAAACTATTAAATTTCATTTTATGTGTTCTGAATATAACATAAGTTATATCTCCTACTGTTAAATTCAAATAACCACCCAATCCAGTATATAGAATGTTCAAATCTTTAGCTAATTCCGATGTAATGTCCACACCAGCTACTTGATTTGTCCACCAATCATGATTTCCTGTTCCTATACAAGCAATTTTATTTTTTATTTCTTCAATTGCTGCTTTGCATAAAGCCCGCTGTCTAATAATAGGCTCCTGCGCAAGCACACCTCCAAGTTTTGAAGGTTGTACGAAATTATCAGTGGCGTCTCCGCCAAGATAAACAAGCAAATTAGGTGTCATTTTTATGAATTGAATATCATCATTAAACGATACATAATCAACTCCTTCTCCACCTAAATGCCAATCCGCACTAAATACAAGGATAATCGGAGCATTGGTATCAACATATACATCTAATTCTAATTTTGTTTGTACAAGCTTTTTAAATATCTCACTTTGTTTAACTGATAAATCTATTAGTTCTTCATAATTTGGTTCTTCTAATAACGAATTTTCATCTACAAATAAATCATATATATTATTTCCTCTTAATGCTCTTAATTTATTTTCTTTCCTATCAATTTTTTCTAATCCCAGCATGGCGGCTTTGTCATAAACAGTACTTCTAGTCCTAAAACCACAAGTAAGCATTATTTCCATAACCGTCTTGGTTGAGTCGTTCCAAAGTTGAATAAATTCTCCTTCGGAAATTTTACCTACTCTTGCCAAAATACTTTACCTCCCTTTTAAAATTTAAATTCATCAAACTTAGTCCTTTTAGATATATTTCTGAAATGACTTTCACTAACTCTAACATAATTATGACTCATATCTTTTACAAAAAATATCTCATTAGGAGCTTCTCCCAAGATAAGGAAAACAACTCCTTTTCTTTCACCGATTTGAATGGTAATATCTTTAGACATTTTTATATTCCTGGTAATCTTTTTTGCATCCCGTGAACTTTCTCTTCCGCTTTCGGAGCTAAACTTGTATCTAAATCGTAATTCTTAAAAGAAGCTTCCTCTCCTGGCAACTTCTCTTCTCCTGCATTATCCGCACTCATTCCTACTGGTGAACTTCCCATGCTAGCTCCGCCCATCATTCCACCCATTCCACCCATCATATCCTGCATGTTCATTGCTTCACCACTAAATTGGAAATCTAATGTATCAATATCTTCACAACCAGGCTTCAATTCAACCTTAAATCCCATTTGCGCCATCATACCAGCTAATTGAACCTTTCCTTGTGCTTGTTGTACAACCACAGCTTCAACCTTTTCTTCAGGTTGTTCTAGATTCAATCCCCAATCAGTAATTCCAAAAGCTTCAAGAATCTTTGGAAGAATTTTCTCATTATATAATCTTTGGTCAGATTCTACAGTTCTGCTTGTAACAACCAACTGTTGAGTTTGTGTTGAAATTCCACCCATCTCTTCTGGAGCTCCCATCCAAATTGGAGAAACTCCATAAAGAGCTGAAATTCTTTCTCGAATCTCATTTCGAACTGGAAGATAATCCATTTCTTGTAATGTATGAAACAATCTTACAAAGTCAGTTCTGCCTCTGCCTGATTTAGTAGATACAGCAACCCATGGCATATATGTTGGGTCTTCTTGAGTTTTTGCTTCAACTCTAACCCTTTCATCTTCAAGAGATTCTGGGTCATCGGTATAAGTTAAAATCATACCTGCAGGAGCTTTTCTTTCAAAGAAATATCTATATAAGAATCTGTCCATTCCAGATAATGTTAATACCTTTTGAAGAATAGTTAATAGAGGAGAATAACCATATGTTTCACTTGGACTAAATTTGCTGATATGGATAATTTCCGTCTCCAACAAATAAAGTTTCTTACCTCTGTGATTCCAAACATACATTACAGGTTGTAATTCCAAACCACATTCTTCCCCAGTTTTCGGGTCTTGTACATGGCAAACTCCACCTTCATCATATGGAGTATCTCTATGATTTATACAAATCCAGTGATTTGCTTCTGGTAATCCTTCTTTGTTTAAATCAAATTCAATAACTGCTGGATGAATTCTTCTTGCTTCTACTACTCGTTCCCTAACATCTCCACTATCTTGAACAAGATATTCTTTATTCAACCAAATAAATAAATCATCCGCAATATTTAAATCGAAGTGGGATGCCCTCAAAACTTCTTCTAAACTTTGATGAAAAGTATTGGCTTGTTTTCGCCAATCATCAAAAGCTTCATATTGAGCTGGGTTTGGTTCAATCGTTTTTACACCAATCTTTTTACCATCTTCATCCCTCTTGATTACTTTTCGTTTTTTAGGAACTTTAACTAATTTTGTTACTCCTGTATTAGGGTCAGTAACACGTTTAGTTCTCATAGCATATTTAGTATCATATTCAAAACAATCATCGCAATATTCAGTCAATTCATCAAATTCTTTTCCACATTTTGGACACTTAGATGCAAATTTAGGAGCCCATTCATCAAAACCTTTTCTAAAAACCTCATTAGTTACGTGCATAACAGCGGTTCGAATTTCTGTATTATCAAAAGCAATCAAATATAAATCTTGAAGCATTTGCCTACGATATGCATAAGCCTGTCTCAAGAAATCGATATAAAGCATTTCGATTCCTTCTCTTGCAGCTTTAATACGAGTTCCAGATTTAATAAGCTCGTTGCCTTGACCTATCATATCACTCAAAGACAGCAAACCTTCATTCATTTTTTCAACTACTGGCACATAATCCTTTAATTTCATTGTCTTTTAATCCCTAGTCACCCCCAAGAAATTATTTCTTTTTCTTGCCCAACTCTTCAATCGCACCCATTCCAGCAATCTGAGCTATTTTATCAATAGCATGTTCTTTCAATAAAGTGCCCTCACTCACTGATTTTACTTCTTTCTTAGCTGTATTAATATTATTTACAGACCCTGAACTTGGTAATTTTCCGATTAATTTTATATGGTCTATTAAAGCGTATGCCTCTCCATCTGTTAATAAAGTAACAGCTGGTGAATCATCAGAAATTTCCATATCTGGTTCAAAATCTACATTTTCATAACTTTCATGCCAAGCATCGAAAATTCGATATGTTTTAGTAGTATTATCATAAGATACTACGTATCTGTTTGGCACCATTTCTCTCATTGTCATTTATTTTCCCTCCTTTACCAAGTGGTAAAACATGCACCACATTTATGTTTCCCATCCTCTAATACTTTTACAAATCCTCTTATTGAACAAAACAAGCATATTCTTCCATCTAATTTTTGTGTACTAGGAGCGGCAAACTTCTGGTCTGATGATACAGGTCTTTCAGTTCCTGCTAATGTATCTTGTAGATTAGCAACTTCTTTTGTTTGCCCGCTCTTCTCTCCCCAAGTCTCTTCGAATAAATTAACTGCCATGCTAACAGACTCAAAAGAATCTCCGTGGCCTTCAGGTGTATCTGGAGCAGTTAAATCATTTGCAACACAAGTAATTTGTCTTTCAAATCTATCATCATGCAGCAATTCAATGGTTTCAGATTCAATTCTTCTTACAAAATCGAAAGCTTTGTTATATTTTGCTTTAGGATTCATACTCACCAATTCAACACCACGTTTAGGTAAGTTTCTTTCATCCATTTCTCCACGAGTATTATCAATTCTTATTTTATCAATTCCAAACGTTTCTCTTGCCCTTTTTATATTAGCCACTTGGTCATTATATTCCATTCCGTCCCAGAAATCCTGATGAAGCATTACTAATTTTCCTGGTGCATCCCCATTCTTTCTATATTCAAAAATAGATATATGAGAAGGGTGACGTCTTTTACCTATATCAACCCCTGCAACAACAATATTCTCTCCCTTATAAGGATAAGGTTTACTAATAGAATAACATTTTAAATCTTTATTAATCACAGGTTCTAGCTCATCAGGTTTAATAAAAGCTTCGGTTGAACGAACTGGAGCTAATAAGAACTCACTGGCATATGCTTTACTTCCAATTTTTTCTTTTTGGTCTTTTAATCGTTCTATTGGCCATTGGTCTTCCCAAAGAACTTCTTTATCTGGATGATTAACTGTATCTGGATGTTCCGCGGGCAAGAATAAATAATTAAATTTATCATTATCTCTTAACTTAAAAAGTAAGTCAGATTCATCTTGAACTGTTCCTACAACTCCCATCGGACAACCCTTATTTGGAATGTTCATAATTTCCGCATTAAAAAATCTTTCAATTTTCTCCAATTCAGTAAATGCCAATGGATTAGCTGGGTCTGCTAAAATGTCGTCCAAAATACAAAACAAATCGGTGTGAAGACCTCTTTTCATTCCAAACATACCACCTGTATAAACTTTCATCTTCTTTCCACCGACCATATAGTTCAGACCAGATTCAGATTTGCTCATATCTATCATTATTTTATTTAAAAGCGGATTATTCTTTATGGCATCTTTAATCATCAATGTGTGCATTAATGCCAAAGAATCTTTATAACTTAGATATAAACCAAATCCACTATATTCAGCTGTTAACATTCTATAAATTGTATATCCATGCATCAGTGTTGATTTTAAATGATACCTAGGAAATACAAATGCGAATTCTTTTTCTTCTTCCTTGCTCTTATCTACAAGCTGGCATGCTTTTCGTATATGCCAAGCATCGAAAGAATATTGAGGATAACTTTGGGCAAATATGTTTTGGATAAAGGCATCAAAAGAGGATAAACTTAACCCTAATTGTTCTTCAGGTTCAGCTTTAGATAATATTTTACTTAATTCAAATAAACCTTCCTTGATATTATAATCTGTTTTATCAGACAATTACTCCGCCTCAACTAATTTCCTCAACTTCAGTCCAATTTGGTGCAATAATTGTTTATCTTCAATCTCTTCTTGAAGAATTCTGGCAACTTCACCAATAAAAACAAATTGCAAACCACGGACTTTTAATTTTTGTTCTAATTCTACGGCATTGAAATAACTTTGAGTTGCTTCTGAAAATTTATGAGGCTCCAACCCTCCTTGTTCTCGTTCAATTGCCTCTCTTGCCTTTGCTTTAATACTTTGCAAACCGTCAATAGCATCTTCTGTACCTTGCTTAATGCTTTCAAACATACCTTGTATTTCGGTCTTTGCAATATTAGTTATTAATTCTTGTCTCTTCGCTTCCCAATTCCCTTCTTTTTTCCATTTAGATAATGTAGCATGAGAAACAGGTACGGTTTCTTCAATTACTTTATCTGGAATACCTTGTAAATATAATAAATAAGCTTGTTGAACCCCTGCTGGGCCAAACAATTTCTTGCCTTTCATTATGACCTTCCTGTTATACTATTATCCATATTTAATATCATAGTCCGAACTCTACTAGGATTAGCAGGAATCCACGAACATAGTATTTCAAAATAATCTGAATCTAGAAAATCTAAAGCGTCTTGTTTTACTTCTTCATTTCCATATCTTATATCTTGAGCTGCTTGTCGAAATATCTTTCCGATAAATTCGATACAGATATCCCCTAAATCCTTATTATAATCTCCCATTTTATTATACCGTATTTTACGTATTAATCAAAATTATTCTAAACCTTTATGCGCTTTCCCATGCATATACGGTCTATTTTCGTTAATTCTCATTTTCTTTTCAATATCATATTCAATATCTTCCATGTTCAAAGAACCACAGATATCGAAAAGTCTAATAAAAGTGTCTGCTATTTCCTCTCTAAAATGGTCTTTATCATTATTACGCCAATCCTCCATAGCTTCTGCTAATTCAGTTACAACCAACATTAATTTTGTTGGTATATTTTCCCAATTTGTTGTAAATCCTTTTCCTTCTCTCCACTTAGCTATACGCGTTGCCCATTCATGAATTTTCATATTATCCTCTTTCATCCCATTTAAAATCGTCCGTTAACCAATCTTCCCCATCCCATATCTTTCTATATTTTTGCCACATAACAAAAACAAGCCATAATTGTTCCATTGATTTACATTTATCATAACTTTTCTTTACCCTACTAGTATTACTTGCAACTTCTAGAGTAAAGACATGAATAAAAGAACTAGGCAATGATGGGTGAATATGATTTGCAATATCAGAAACCATTTCTTGTAACTGGTCTTGGCGGGGTAACCAAATTAAAGAATCTTCTACTTCGGCTTGCACAAACCATTCGCCATTAATCATTTGGGCAAGATGCTGTCTTCTATAACCCCTTTTATTGTTATAGGAAAAAATAATGTCATCCTGTTCTATAGGCTTATCCTCAAAGTACTGTTGTATCTCCTTTGCCTTTTCGCACTGCTTAATATATATTCTTGTGTTATCCATCTTGCCCTGTCTTTTCATACTTCACTTTTTGTGGTTGATTTGGAAAATAAAACAGAAAACATACTTTACACAATGAAATTCTTTGAGCATCATCATAATCTTTAAACTTGGCACCAAGACCATCGGATATCATTTCTCTTATCTCAAGAGAATAAACAA